GCTGTACGAACTGGTGCCCCAGCGCCAGATAGCGGAACGCATCAGATCCGTGGCTTGTCCAGTCATGCACCGGTCTGTCATGATAAACTTTTCTTTCAGGGTCGTACTCGCGGCGGTATTGCCTCAGGCAATCAATGCCCTGTTTGCAAGCGTCCTTATCGAAATGGCACTTGGGCAAAAAGCTGCGCACAGCGTGGATGCCGTCTGCCAGAGACTGAGCAGGCACCACCTCCACATTGCGCATACCGAGGCTCTGCAGTGTCTCAAGGCGGCTCTTTCCGCTGCCCAGTTCAGTCACCTTCACATCATGCGGCAGATAGTGCTTTGCAAACGTGTAGCCCTGTTCATGCAGCCAGTTGGCGTAATGTCCCAGCCCTTGTCCGCTGTTCTCGTAGTAGTTGATAATGCGCATCTCGCCGCGATACTCTTGAGCGCACCATATGGACGTTGAGTCACTTACGCCCAGGTCCCATGCCGTGTAGACCGGCAAGGCAGGCTCCCACGGCACGCGGTCAATCCGACCTTGAGTCTCCATGTGCTCTATGATTTTGGCGTAGTAGGCGCCCACAAGTGCAGCATCAAAACTAACCTCATACTCCTGACGAAACAGCGCGTCCCCGTCGTCCGGCCCGTACAGAATGGTGTACTCGCGTCTGGCTTCTGCGAGCTGCTCGGGCGTAAAAACCCCTGTCTCAGAGGCAGGCAGACGCTGCACAAACCACCTCGGGTCGCTCTGTTTCTCTTCAAAAAGTTTCGCCGCATGGTTCCGGCCTCGCGGCGTGCCGTTGAAAAGCGCCCATCCGCCGTTTTCATCCAAGATGGGCCGCAGATACGCCCATGCCAGCGGGTTGGTCAGTGGGTACTCAGAAAACACAAGCCCATACGGTGGCGAGCCCACAAGGCTGTTAAAATTATCAGCACCCACAAAGTGGATCATCGAGCCGTTCACCAGCTGGATATCCATCGTGGTACTACGTTTCGCTTTACAGATAGCATCCGGGAAAGCCTCATCTATGCGACGGCGTCCGGTGTGCGGGTTGACAGCATCCCATATCGCCTTGCGCACCTGGTTAGCCTGCGGCAGCATGTACCAGTAGGTGGCCGGTTTGCGAATCGCAGCGGACGCCGTGAAATGCAACCCATTGTCATCTTTGCCTGCGCGGCGGTGCCACACCAGCAGAATGCGCTTGCCTGCGGGGTCGTCTCCGGCATAGCGCCACATGGGCAGCTGGTACTCCCGAGGCGTCCAGTTATTTGGAATCCGAATCCGCAAAACTCACAACCTCAACGGTCAGCGGGCCGCCGTCAGCGCCGGTCAGTTCGTTTTTACTCCGCTCCGCGTACTTCTCAGGGTGATGCGCTTTGAGCAGGCAAATCAGCAGTGTGTCAGAGTATTTGCGCGTAGTGCCGCATTGAATACCCTTGTGCCACACAGGCTCGTCCCACCCCTCCACGGCGCGGCGTCTGGCCTCGTCCTCAAGTCGCGCAGCCCCGATTCGTGCGGCCTCGTCCCAATCGGCGGCGAACTCTTCATCACGGGCGCGCACCTGATACATATGGACGCGGTGCACGCCTGCCTCATCAGCAGCACGCGACACGTTGCCGTACTCGGATAGCAGCGCCAAAAACCGTTGCAGCTTTTTAGGTGTAAGCGGCTTGTTCGCCTGCTTCGCTTTCACCTGCTTCGCTTTCGCCTTCTTCGCGCCTGCCATCGGTTGCCCTCCACAACACACAAACCTAGCCCCCCGAAACAAAACCCACACAACCCTGACTCAGGTTGCAAGCCGGTACGTTCTGCGAATTATCAGCCCTGCGGAGCTACTCCGACCGTCTCCCCGCGAGGGGCGGCAGCTACCCGTCGTCGATGTGCTGCCCTATTAAAAACCGCGGCTGTTTATCCGTCACGCCCCCGGCGGGGCAGATCGGCGACCGGGGGGTACGTCGCCGCAGAACTTTCAAAAAAACGGGCGCTACTTCCGCGCCTCGATGCGCGTTACCCGCGTGTCGATGTCGTCCACCTTGGCAGACAACGCGGAAAACTCCTCCCGCGTGGCAAAGGTTTTGGCGTTGTCCAACTGGCAGGCATGCTGCGATGCCTCAAAACAGTCCATGCGGCGCACCACTTTGGCAACGGCGTCTTTCAGCTCGGACGTCCAGAGCCGTAAAAAGACGAGCACGAGGCCGGAGCCGACGAGGGGCGACAGGAGAGACAGAATATTGTCCATGAGTTACCGCGCTATGCCCTTGCTTTTTTCCCACGACCGCAGCCCCCCCATGCCCAGCATGCCGAGTGTCAGCTCCCACAACACGCCATCCAGCACTGGCAACGGCGGCGCAGTCGGGTCTCCCCACATCAATACGCACCAGACCATCACAGGGCGAAAAACCACATAGGCCACCCCCGCCGCGCAGCACCAGCCGATACAGGGCCGCCACCCGGCGACAAAAATTGACCGGTGAGCGGCCTCGGTCCTGTTGATCTCCCGCTGGTCGGCATCGGCCTGCGCCGCGATAGACAGCAGCTCGCGCTGATACTCGGCCTCAGCTCTGGCCCGCGCGTTCGGGTCAGGGATCAGGTCGAGCAGCTTCTGAACAGCCGGACCGATCAGGGGAATAAACGCGGCAAATCCCATCACCGCACCTCGCCATCACGCATCTGTAACGCCAGCCGCGTGGCGCGCGTTTTGACCTGCCGCGCCCATTTGCTGTGCAGCATCTCGGCTGCGGCCGCGTCCCAGTCCTGCCGATCAATGGCGGACAGCATCATGCGGAACGTGCGCAGCCTGGGCAGCCCCAGATTATACGCCATGTCAATCAACACATCGGCACGCACGTCCTCCCCCTGCCCGCGCAGCGCCACATACTGGGGCAACCCGCGCAGCTCCCGCTCAACACCGGCAATATCGGCAACCAGCAGCCGCAGCGCCTGATCCTCATTAATACGGGTTTCGTCCGTAATGCCGGGCACAGGGTGCGCGTCCAGATTATGCCCGTACCCGATGGTGCGGGCGCCTGCCGAACAGCGGTACACCTCAGGAGAAAACCCCTCATGTCGTTTGATCTGATCGATTATATGAGGCGACAGCACTACAGCACCTCCAGAGCGCCGGAATAGCAAAACGGGCACACGCCCTCGGGGTTGGTGGATATGGTGCCGCAGACACGGCACAGAGCAATCACAGGGATGCGCGGCGCAGGATGGGACCAGCACATAGCAGGGGTCGGCTTGAATTGCCGTTCCGCCATGTCGTACTGGCACCTGTCTAACGCCGTCCGTCTATCCATATATCTATAGTCGCATGGCGTCAGGTGCGGGGCGAGGAAAACAGGGTTGGAAAACTGGTTTTCCAACCTCAAAGGGAAAGGCCCGTTATCGGGCCTCTGTTTACTGGTCTATCGGTCTTGGTGGTATATAGTCTGTCACAGATTCATGCGTCTTTACCACCCCGCCACATTGTGGGCAAAAGCACACCCTGCTTTTCCCGCTACCTACGCCCGTCACCGTTTTCAGTATTTCCGTGGGGACACCGCATGTAGGGCACAAAACCCCTCCTTTGCCTCTAGGCCGTGCCATACCCACCCCCTGAGAAAACATAGCTCGGCACGGGCATCAGGCGCCCGTCCATACTGGCAACGCGCTTCCGCGTCGCTGTTGCCGTGCCCGCCGCTATGGCGGTTTTCACCGCCTTGCGCACACGATTTTCTGTCCAGCCTGTTTTCTCCACCAGCTCCGCCACCGTCCACCCCTCGCCGCTGTCTGCGTCCGTCTCAAACAGCACCAGCAAGTCAGGGTCCACCATTACGCTTTGACGGCTTTCGGGCGCGTCTGTTTGATGTCGAGTAGATGTGCCTGCCACGAAAAACCTCCGTCGTCGTCCACGTCAAAATGAATAAATCCGAAATCGACTATGCCGGAGCACTGGCGCACCCCGTACTTGCTGCCCGGCCCCTGCAGGGCGGGCGTGGTCATGGCTATGTGTGTCGGGTCGCCGCTGAATGCGTGGTAGTGAACGTGGGACCGGACAATCACGCGCGCTTTCGGTGCCCAGCTGCGTTCATTCCACAGCACGTTCCACAGCCGCTCACGGGCAACCGCCGTATGCCTGCCATGCGGCACGCCTGAACTGCCTACTTTGTGTTTAAAATCAAAGACACACCCGTTCACGTCCAGCCATTCGTGGCCTCCAGCCATGCCGCCTACGCGCTCGGCAAGGATGGATTCCCAGTCCTCACCATCAGGGCCAACGTGATACGGTGTGCCGTGGATGATCAGGTGGTTCGCAGACTGTGCCTCCTCGATGCAAGCCGCTGCCATTCTGGTCTGTTCGTCGAGGTCGGTTGTCAGCAGTTCAGAACCGCCGGAACGTGAGCCGCGTCCGTCGATGGCATCACCGTTCACCACCAGCCAGTCTATGGGCTGCAGGGCGCGCAATTCTTTGCTGAACCACGTGAATAACTCCCGCTGCAGCCG